TTCCATGGTTTGTTGAAAATTATGCAAAACATAATAATGTAGATATCGGTTTTGTTGATTTTGGCGTCACAGAAGAAACTCGCGAATGGATTTACAAGATGTCACCATTTAAGTTTATTGTTGATGTTCCTCGCCAAAAAGTCAACGGTTGGTTTCTTAAACCGAAAGCAATGATTAAGACTCCAAGAGAAGAGGTCGTTTGGTTAGATACCGACATACATGTATTGGGAAATCTCTCAGGCATATTTAATTATCTTGAAGAAAATAAATTAGCAATGGTTGAAGACAAACCTTGGAGTCAAAGAAGAGGCGAGATATGGCATAACTCTGGTGTTGTTGGCATTAAAGGCAAACCGAAGATACTTTCTGATTGGGTTACGGCGTGTGCGGAATCGCCTTCTGTTGGTGATCAAGAAGTGCTACATGAAATGCTTTCAGAGTCTCCTCTAAAAAGAATAAGTAACATTGTTGATTTACCCAATATATACAATTGGTTGAGAATACAAATACAAGATGGTCAAGACAACAAAAACAAACTTTGTATGCACTGGACAGGACAAAAAGGCAAATTACAAATTAGGAAGTTAATTTACAATGCATGATGTAGTTCATATATTAGGAAACGGCGATAAAGCAATTTTTTGGAATAATGTAAAAAAAAGCAAAGAAGAAACGAAACTTATTTGCAACCTACCACCCTTTGACGTTCCAATTAAAGATATCTATGCTTCTGTTATGGTTGATTTTAAAATGATGGCAGCACTGACAGAGGGATCACTTAACCTCGATTCATACCGATGGGTATTGGGTAATCGTCCTAAGATATGGATGACTGCTCCTGGAAAGAGCACCTTCTATTTTAAATATGCTCCAAACATTCGCGAATTTTATCTTACTGTACCAAAGTATGCGGGCAACGCAACGAACTTCAATTGTGGGCATATGGCAGTTCACTATGCTGCAGCGAGACTCCAGGCGAAAGAAATTCATATGTATGGGTTTGATTCTATTTTTGATTTCAATATGAGAAGTTTCACAGATACCGTATTGATGAGCGACAGGGGTAACGCCAACAATTTTAGACTTCTTGCAAATTGGCGTCCGATTTGGACTGGAATATTTAAAGAATTTCCGAATACTAAATTTGTTATGCACCACGACCACAGTGATGTGAAAATAGAAATAGCAGAAAATGTCCATGTTGTCATACACGACCAAAGAGCCGAAGAACCAGATCACGGTGATTGGGATAAAAGACTTGTAAAATCGAAAAAAAAGAGTAATAATAGTAGTAGTGCTTTAGAGAGATTACAATCACGTGTTTAATCATGTCGGGATCGACCTTGGGTATGCTGACCTTGAGTCACATACCGGAGAAACAAAAAGAACTTACGCCACCCCAAGTGGTATTAAATATCCATCCATTACTACTGTGCTTTCAATCTTATCAGAAGATTCTATTAAAGCATGGCGTAAACGAGTAGGTGAAGAAACTGCAAACAAGATATCGACTCGCGCTTCCCTTCGCGGCACAAAGGTTCATGAGGCAATAGAAAAGTTTGTTAATAACCAAGAATGGAGTCAGATCGTTTCAGAGTACACTCCGGATATCATTGAGTCTTTGATCAATGTTAAGGAGATATTGAGTGAGAGGATTGGAAACGTTTATGGACAAGAACTTCCCTTATATTCTGATCATTTACGCGTTGCTGGGCGGGTTGATTGTGTTGCTGAATTTGACGGAAAAAATTCCATTATCGATTTCAAAACTAGCAAAAAACCCAAGCGAAGAGATTGGATTACCAATTATTTCTGTCAAGAAGCAGCATATGCCATTATGTGGGAAGAACGCACCGGAATGCCAATTACCCAACTCGTTACCGTAGTCGCAGTCGACGGGTCTGAACCACAGGTTTTTATCGAAAAAAGAGACGATTTCGTCCCTCTTTTACGTGAGACCATAGAGCGATATGAAAAACGTGTTGTAAATCAATAACTTACCAATTTACTTTTAGCGATACTATCGGGTATAATTACCTTGTAAGCAAAAAAGGACTATGATATGTTGTTGAATGAAGTTAAAGTTTTCCAGTTTCACCTCTCTGATGATGCGCGTGACCATCTTAACTCTGTTGGTTGGGACGGTGATTTCACTCCTTTCCCTGAAATCTTAATTACGCGTGACGTGTTCGGCATGGGTGGTTCTGAAAGGTTCGAACCTTGGATGGCGAAACACTACGTTGAAGTCGCTGAGGTAACTGGCGCGAATGACCTTGAAGATGTTTTTATGGCGGGTCAACTTGGCATGCCTAATCCTGAGGGTGTTGAAATTAATTTCTATCCTGGTCGAATGCACTCTGTTAGCGTTGGTGATATAGTCCAGTGCACTGAGACAAACACTTTCTTTATGGTTGACCGTGAAGGTTTTACTGAACTCTTTAACTTTACCTTTGAAAAGGTGGCGTAAATATGAACTTGATTATACGTCTTAAAAATCTTTGGATGGTGGTTGCGATAATTGCAATCGCCTTCTTATTGATCTCTGCTGCAACTAGTGCCTTGACGATTCCTGATGTTTTTGTTTCGTCCACTACGGGTGAATGTGTCAAAGTCGATAACTTTGATCCTGATCAATCGTTTACCTGCGAAAACCTTCCTTCTAAATATAACCAAATTTGGGTAAGATAATATGTCGAAATACGATGAAGAAATTCGAAAGTCCTTTGATGGAATTATAGAAAACTTTGACAAAATAGATCGATCGATGGATAGAATTAACATTTCTATTTTCGGTCTGTATTTACTGGTCGGGTTTCCTTTACTGATTCAAATAGTTGCTGGATTACTTTAATGCCAAACGATTGGGCGTGGTGTCCTCATCTTGACTCTTCTGGTCAATGGTGGATTGATGATGAAAAGGTTTCGTTGGTTGTACTTTCAGAATCAGAGCAACAAACATATATCGATACTCAAAAAAGGAGAGTGGAATGAGTTTTGCTAGGATGCAAGAAGCACTTCGTGCCAAAGGTTGGTTCGTAGAGTGGAACATGCCTTGCTGCCAGTCGTGTGCGTGGGCAGAAATACCTCTCAATCACGAAGTAGGTCCGTTTAAGGGTGAGAAGATTGACCTTGAGAAAGTCCTGTTCAACCACTCACAAGACTGTGAACTCGATTCTCCAGGCGAGGACTGTCCCGAATGTGAAGGAGAAGGTTCTCTGGTTGTTGGGGAGTTTGGTGACGAAGATCAAACATATGAAGATTGTTATTACTGCGCTGGCGAGGGTGTTCTCTACGGTTCGTTTGACACGAGTGAGTTAGGGTTTGAACCTGATACCAGTGTCGATGGTTTTTCTTGTTATCCGCCAACTCAGCAGAGCGATTCTACTTTTTGTTTTAATGGTAGCAAGAAAGGTGTCGCCAACTTCAATCTCGTTCACAATCTTATTGAAGAATCAGGTTGTAAGATTCTGTGGAATGGTCGTGGTGTTACGAGACCGACGATTTCTTGGTAAACAAAAGTCTATATAATATATTAACGGAGAGATAAGTAAATTATGAATGGAAAAATTATGAATGCTGAATCAGCAACTGTGGTAAATCTAGTTGGTATGACTTCACCTAGCGCGATTACCGGTTGTCATACTGCTAATGAATTAATTGCATATGCGGCACGAGTAAGTAATCCTGCTAATCAGAATAATGCTAAGACTGCAAAGAAATTGCTGAAGTATTTGATTAAAGAAGGACATTGGTCGCCTTTTGAGATGGTATCAGTAACGATGGAAATTAAAACGACGAGAGATATTAGTCGTCAGATCCTACGTCATCGTTCATTCTCTTTCCAAGAGTTTTCTCAACGATATGCTGTTAGTGAAGACTTCGTTACAAGACGCGAAGCGAGGAAACAACATCCAACCAACCGTCAACTAAGTATGACCGATGAAGACGCCCAACGGCAATCGAAAGCACAAGAAATCTTTAATGAGATGCAGTCTGAGGTGTCTAGAGTTGCCAAAGATTATTACGAGATGGCGTTGAACAATGGTATCGCCAAGGAGCAAGCACGAGCATTGCTGCCAGAGGGATTAACACAAACTACCCTATACATGGCAGGTACTTTGCGTTCTTGGGTGCATTACTGTGATCTGCGTCGTGGACACGGAACTCAAGCAGAGCATATAGAAGTTGCTGATAAATGTTGGGAAGTCCTTGGGGTGCATTTCCCTGATGTTATTGCTGCTGTAGAAGAGATGAGTCAGGAGAAAGAAGATGAACGGTAAAAAAGCGAAGATGCTAAGAAGAGGTTCTCCCGAGAAACTTGAAAAACGAGTAAAAAAAGATTATACTAGTTTAAATAAGTTTGAAAAAGAATTTCTTTCTGCCTTTTATAAGGCGAAGGAAAAAAGCGAGGAAAAATGAATATATTTGCTCTCAATCTTGATCCAGAGATCGCAGGAAAAGAACAATGCGATCAACATGTTATTAAGATGTCTTGTGAATACGCCCAGTTACTTTCTACCTGTCATCGTATTTGCGATGGCAAAGAGTGGCAGGGTATTAGCACTAAAGGAAGAAAGATTAAACGATATATTCTTGAAGATCCAGATATGAATGATAATTTGTATCTTGCTTGTCATAACAACCATCCTTCTAATATCTGGGTTAGACAATCAGCAAAAAACTATGAGTGGTTGTACAAACTTTGGCAAGCAACGTGTAGAGAATACACGCGGCGATATAATAAAATGCATGCTTCTGAAGTTAAATTGCGGGCGTATCTTGTCGAACCTCCTTTGAATATTTCAGATGAACCGTTTACCCAACCAACACCTGCCATGGCACAATATCCGCATTGTATTGTTCCTGGCGATTCAGTCCAGAGTTACAAGAATTTTTATTGGGAAGACAAACGTAAGTTCGCCACTTGGAACTTTAGTCCAAAACCAAAGTGGTGGCAAGAACTAGAAGAGAAAAATAACAATCAAACAAATAATCAATTGGTATTAGCATGACTCATGAACACAAACGTGGGATGATAACCGAAGAAATTTCAAAGCATATATCTGACAACGGCAAACTTAGTTCTGTCGTCGTTAAGACAGAAAAGGGATATATGGTTGAACTCTACGAAAAAAGTAGGTATGTTAGAACTGTTGATGTTTCAAAACACAGCGTTCATTATGCCGAAGACACTGCAGAAAATTACGTATTGGGTTACCCAGTATAAATTTCTTGCAGCATAGTTTCGAATTGTTCTACTTTTGTTAATCTATTCGGCCAATAAATATAGTCTTTCTCAGGGTTTGCTTTGAGGTTAGTTAATAATGGTTGTACAGCATTGAATAATTTATCTAATTTTTCGTTGGTAGTTAATGCCTCAGCAACTTTAACTGTTGCTTGCTGTACTGCTTCGAGTTCTTCCTCGTTAACAGCAGTAAATCCAAAATCAAAGATATCGTCTGACATTTTATTTTCCTTTTTGGAGTACGTATATTTATGAAAATTGTAATCGCAGGTTATGGAGCAGTTGGTCAGGCAATCGAGTATGCTCTTCAAGCATATGATCCCGACAAAATGGATATTTATATTGATGACCCAGCAAAAGGATATAACTTTAAGAATGTCGGAGATCCTGTTGACGGAGTAATTGTTTGTGTTGCTACTCCTGCTCATGAATCTGGTATGTGTAATACAGATTATGTCGAACAAGTCCTAACAAAGTACGGCAACGCAAAATACCTGATTAAGTCTGCCGTCGATCCTGTTTGGTTGGATTGGGAAACAGGAGTGCGAGAGGGTAGTTATACCTACTCACCAGAGTTCCTTGGTGGATCTAATATACATCGCGATCCGTGTGAAGAGTTTCTTAATCAAACGTTTGCCATTTACGGTGGAGATAATTGTCGGTTCTGGGACGAGTTTTTTCGCCCCGTACTACCTAAATTAGAAAATGTCAAATACTGCACGTTACAACAAGCAGCATTTTCTAAATATGTTGAAAACTGTTTCCTTGCAACTAAAGTTGTATTCTTTAATGAAATGTATCGAATCTTTGATGATATCGGGTTTGATGGGTTTGATCAGATGGTCGACGCTGTAACTTTAGATCCACGCATTGGTAGATCACATACCCAAGTTCCTGGACCTGATGGAGAGTTCGGATACGGCGGACACTGCTTTCCGAAAGATGTAGCAGCACTTAGGTATATCGCAAAGGATTCGCCGCTTCTCGACGTTGTTTCCGACCTAAATGAAGAGATAAGAAATGCCTGCTAAAAGACAAAAGAAAGCGAAGTTTGTTGAGAAAAAGAAGAAAACTCTTATTCCTGAACCCAACTGGGATAAACTACGTAAGGCAAAGACAGAAGAAGAAAGAATTGAAGCATTCGTTAAATGCGAAGATTTCGCGCATATGGAAGCAGATCCTAAACTTGCTCTACACTGGTTGAAGAAATGGATTCGCGAAGAGTCGGGTTGGGATATGCATGAAGAAACTGTTATCCTACCCGATGTCTTTATGACTGTGTTTGCGAAACACGGTTGGAAAGCAATGCAACTAAAGTTTATGCCCGAATCCGTCAAGAAAAGTCTCGAGAATACTCTATTGCCATTGTTAAAAAGTGCACATACGATGCGCGAGAATGTTGATAAAGAAAAAGAGATATATACAAAAGTCGTTTATGATTTTGTTGATCCAAAAGAAGTTAAAGAATGGTTGACTGAATGGAGTAAATATCTAAGTTCCTCCAAATCAAACGCTGAATCAAAAGACCCAAAAGTAAGAATCCAATACCAGACCGCAGAAACTTATGTTCAAAATATGCGTAACTATCTTAGGACTGGAATGTGGAACGACTCTCATTTCGGCGAGAACAGAGAGAAGAAAGTCCTTGCTGTTTGTAAGGCAATGGCGTATGATAGAAATGGTGAGGTAAAAAGAACCGTTGGGGTTTGGTATCCCGATATACAATCAATCTGGAAAAAGGAGTATGTAAAATGAAGTTGGACGGGTTAATGTTAACCAAAAATAAATTCTCAAAGATGGTTGAGGATGCAGTCCGATTAAAGAATTTGTCATACATCGACGCGATTGTTGATCTTTGCGAAAAGAATAATATTGAGATTGAAGATATTAAAAAATTTTTGTCGACATCTATTAAGAATAAGTTAGAAGTCGAAGCACAGGCACTGAATTTTATGCCGAAGGGTAATTCCCTTCCGCTATAAATATGGTTGCTCTACCATTAAAAATAGAGTATAATACGTTGAACATACAAAAAACACACACTGTAAATACGAAGGAAAATATATGTCTTTTACAAACTTAAAGCGTAACCGCGACACCATCTCTAAACTCGTCCAAGCAGCATCAGGCGAAGGAGCTCCCGAATCATCTAAGAAGTCATACGTTGATGAACGTATCTGGAAACCTACTGTTGATAAAGCAGGTAATGGGTATGCTGTCATTCGATTTCTTCCTGCACCGGAAGGTAATGAACTCCCATGGGTTCGATATTGGGATCATGGTTTTAAAGGACCAACTGGTCAATGGTATATCGAAAAATCTTTGACATCGATCGGACAAAAAGATCCTGTATCAGAAGCAAACAGTAAACTGTGGAACTCTGGTAATGAACGTGATAAAGAGATTGTCCGCGAACGCAAAAGACGATTACATTATGTTTCAAATATTTTAGTTGAAAGCGATTCATCTAATCCCGCCAACGAAGGTCAAACCTTCTTATTTGTTTATGGTAAGAAGATCTTTGATAAGATTATGGACGTTATGCAACCACAGTTTGCTGATGAGAATCCTATCAATCCTTTTGACTTCTGGGAAGGTGCATCCTTTAAATTGAAGATTCGTAATGTAGAAGGTTATCGTAACTATGACAAGTCAGAGTTTAGTTCACCCTCTGCTCTCTCTGAATCTGATGATGCCCTTGAAGAAATCTACAATGGCGTCTACGACCTGAATGAGTTTACTGATCCTGCACAGTATAAGAGTTATGAGGAATTAACTGCTAGACTCGCTATGGTTCTTGGAGAATCTGCTCCACAGACCATCAAGCAAAATGTAGCACTTGATATGGTTGCTGAACCAACTCCTATTAAAGAGTCTCCAGCACCTTCAGTAAACGCTACTGCTGAAGAAGAGGATGATACAATGTCCTATTTTGCTAAATTAGCGCAAGAGGACTAGGTCACAGATAGATTCAATCCATCAATTGCTGATGGTGACTCTATCATAGCGGTGGAGTTTGAGGAATTGTCGATATTAGTTGAAGAACTATTAGTTACAACCGCCAGTCCTCCTGCTCCACCACTATTTTCTCTATTAGTCTGAGTTTCTGTCGCTAATGTTTCTGAGGCAACTGCATTTCTTGGCACTGGCGATCTTCGCATTTCAATAATGCTTGCTTTTGTTTGTGCTTTACGAGTTTCAAGAGATTGTATTTCTTGATCTAATGCCGGCGGTACCATGATTCCTGCATCGATATACCCTTGTCTTTGTTTCTTTTTCGAGATTAAATTATTCTCTGTTTTGTTCAAACTTTCTTTCTTTCCAGCAATGTCGCGATCTACATCTTCAGCGGTGGTATCGACTAACCCCAAAGACCTACCTATATCTCGAACTCCATTATAAACGCCATCAAAGATATCAAACACCCCTTGAATGAAGTTTTGAATTAACTCATTAAAATTAAGAGTTTCTATTTTACTTAGAAAAGTACCAACTAGACTGCTCGTATCAAATTTACCATCTTCACCAACTCCGATACCTAATGCTTTGAACGGAAAAAGAAGAATTGTTTTGATTAGATTTGCAAACTCGCCAATAAATGAACCAACAAATCCTTTGATAAATTCTCCGATAACAGTAAATGCACCTTCGCCTTCTTCTGCAGCTTCTTTCGCTTGACCGAATCCATCAAAGGCGGACATTGCAATAGCGAGCGGAGCAAGAAACTTACCAACGACTCTGAAGAATCCTGTTATTCTTCCTCCAACTGACCGGAAAAAGTCCGCAACAGGATCAAGCACCTTGGAAATAGTAGTTTTAATTTTTTCAAGATCAAACTTCGGGAATTTGTCTGTAATGAATGTTTTGAAAGTAGTAAATATGTTTTTAATCTTATCGAAAACACCTCCGGTCGCATTCTTTAAATTGGTCAAAAATTTACTGTTTTTGATGCTATCGAGCAATTTGCCTTCGAAACCTGTAAATCCAAAATTAGAAAGAGTCAATGCTGATAGAAATGCTGTCAATCCAAGGATAAACCCTGTTTGAAATTTTCCGATCCATTCTCTGATTTTCTTCAAGAACCCACCAGATTGCTCTTCTGGTTCTGGAAAATTTGGAATTGCAGGTGTTTCTTCTCTTTTATCCTCAAGATCCTTTAACCTCGCAAGACCTTGTGCTGTCATAAATTCATCAAACTGAGTAACAAGAAGTTCTATATCGGCAGAAATGCTTTCTAAGTATCCAGTTTGTACTTCGATCATCTGGAAAAATTTTTCGCCGAGTGAGGGTTGTTGCGGATTATCGTCAGCACCAGCAGGAATTAACTGACCTTGTGACGCTTCTTCTTTTTTTCGTTGTTCATTAGCAAGAACCATTGCCATTTGAACGGTAGTTAATGGTTTTATAACGTCAGCCATTGTTTTGCGCCTTTAATCTTTCGTTTTCTTTTTTGATATGTTCAATTAACATAGCAACGTAAATTTCCCTCTCCCAAGGCATCATATTATCTAGTTCAGTTAGTGAATAATTATGATGTTGCATTAACTGAAAGTTCAATTGATAATGATTCACCAAATTATCATGAGAGAGGCATATTAAAAAAAATTCTGCATACCCTCAATTGTTTTAGTATTCAAACTCCCACATGATTGACAAGTAAAACTAACATCATGAGCCACTTTCGGTACTGAATCCATAAATTCTGTAAGTTTGCTTATCTGTCCTGTAGTCATAGATTCAACAAATTCTCTCATTGCTTCTTTCGACTCATCTTCTGCTAATATTTCTTCATCGTCAGTAATTACTGCTTCAACACAAGAGGAAAGCAAATCAAATGCAACATCGTTATCGTTTTTATCTTCTTTAGAAGAAGTAACATATGCTAAGTCTAAGAAAGATGGATATCGCATTCTTACTTTAATGTTATCGACAATATCAATTGTATTGTCAACCGATTCTGACTTTTTAACTACTACTTCAGAAACGTCAACTTGTATCTCATTAACAGTATCGCATTCACTACAACTCAATCCAACAGTCGATATCTCACCAACAGACTTGGATCGTATTTGCATAAACAAGTATTCGATATCAAACGTTGTTAATTTGTTTCTTTGTAACTTACTATAAACACACGCTTCAATCGTATCAACTACTGTTTCTAATGTTTGTTTCTGATCTCCAGATTCAAATGCAGTCAATAACACTTTTTCTTCTTTGACCAAATATGGTCGGTATTTAATTGTCTTTCCTGTCGATGGTATTTCAATTTCATATCTTATAGTTTCATTCAGTTTGGGTAATGCCATTATATTTTATCCTTTCAAGTCCTTATATAAATCAAATCCCTTTTTAAGAAGAGAATTTTGTACGTTATTACTAAA